TTTCTTTCGGCATAGTCAAGAATAGCATCTCTCCACATTTCAGGAATAAAATTAGCAGCAGTTGTTGTAGTTACATTAGCCATTTTAATATCTCCTTAAAGATCGTTTAGTTTTTAGTTTCTATACCCCTCTACTATCTGTTGCCAAAGTTTAGGATTCTTCCTGGCTTGTTCTCTATCCTTATCAGATAAATCTGCCCACTTCGTATTGGAAGCGAACTTGCCTGATGAAGTAACCTCTTTTGCATCAGATACTTGCACTTTTTGTTTACCCAATCTTTCAATGTGCTTTTCCAACTTTAATGTTGGCAGGTCTTGGTATATTTCTTGTTCTTCATCTGAAAGTTGGGACAGCAGATGTTCTCGTCTTTGTTGTTCTTGAATTTTAAACTGCTCGACAACTGGTTTGAGTTGTTCGTTTTCAGCTTTAACATTCTCATACAAAGATTTAAACTCCTCTTTTTCTTCAAGTCTTTTTTGCTCTTGAAGTTTGAGGTTTTCTTTGAGTTGATTTAACTCGGCTTCTGCTGCTTGAGCTCTTGTTCGGTATTTCTTGCTTTCTGCAATTAAACCACCGACATCATCATTATTTTCTTGTGTAGAAACTTCTGCTACTGCTTGTTCTTCTACTCTTGTTGTTTCTTCGGACATACTGCCCTCCCTTATTTTATTATCGTAGTTTTGGATACATATTTTTTAATATTCTTATCCAAAAGTTCTTTGCCGAATCTCTCGGCTATAAATTCTTTATTCTTGTCAGACAAATCATAGATGTCATATCCTCGTTTTTGATTGCCTAATACAATCTCACCTCTATCGTAGGTTATAATGGCAGTATCACTTTTGCCTGATGCTCTCATACTTCTTAGAGTTCTTCCTGTTAATCTCATATTAACAAAAGAAGTAGTGGTATCGGTAGATTGGTTTTCATATCCTTTAACTCTTTGTCCATTAGGATATCTCATACCTGCTGCTTTACGATTCTTATAGCTATCAATATTAACTGCTCTACCTTTGATTGTTCTAAAACCAACTCCACTTCCATTGTCTGAATATGGATAATTGCCTTCGCCATTTTGGAAGTTACCTTCATTTGCATCTAAAATAATTTTATCAATAGCATCTTGTGCTAACTTGGACATTACCTTTGCATTGGGTTTGACTACTTGATCTAATCTCATACTCTTACCCAATCGTGTCTGCAATTATATCCACCTCTATCAATAAAGTTCACTCCTATACCTGCTTTACCAGCATCTATTTCTTCTCTTGTTAAAGGTGGTGATTTTAATGCTTCTACACAAGCAGGTCTGATATTCCCTGTGGAAGGACCAACATATTGGAATTTAATTTCAGGAAACTCCTCAAATGCTTTGGCTCTTGTAACACTACTGAATCTTGCAAAGGCATCGTTAATCAAAAAAGATGCTTCACTACTACTGATAAAGTTTCCTACTCCAAATCCTGATACTAAACTTTCCATAATTTGTTTGTTGGTTTGTCCAGTAATAATACCTCTTAACATTGCATTTTTTAGTTGATCCGAATATTGTCTTACTTGTCCAGTTAAATAAGTCAATTCAAACTCTTTTAATTGTCTTAAGGTTTCGACACTTGCTGCTGGAACTTGTGCTAATTGTCTTCTATTCAGTTCTCCAAAGATTGATGTAATCTCATCGTCATAATTACGACTAACTCTTGATAAAAGTTGAGTATAGCCCAACTGTTCCATTTCAGCAAAGAAGTCGATTTGTTTTGCTAATTGCAATACTTCGGTATCACTTAATCGTGTTAAGCCACCTAATACATTATCTAATTTGTCAAATAACTCTTGTTGTATCTTGGCTAATTCTTCATTGTAAAAATCTAAATTAGCCAATTTGTTTACCTATTCTGTCAAGTAATGATTGTGTTTCATTTGCTTGTTGAGGTTGTTCAGTATCAATCTGCTCAATAATCCCATTGATTTCTTCTTCTTCTAAGTCAGGGTTTTTCTTTCTTAGATAAGATTGTCTTGTTTCTAAATTGTTTTTAAATGCCCAATCATAGTATTTGATTTCTTCATCTGCACTCATTGGTACTTCTCTTTCTGCAAAGTCAATACTAAATTGGTCACCAAGATTAATTCCACCTGATACTTCACAGATTCTTTGTGCAATTCTAAATTGTTCTTTTTCAAAAGGACGATAGATTTGTTCTACATCACTTCTTAAAGCATCCATTAAATCTAATTGACTCATCTTTTTAGATAATCCACTTTCCTGTGATTTATCTGCCCAATTAATTCTAACATTGTTTGCTTGTGCAATAGAATCCACCATATACTTAGTAGATTCAATCATTGCCTGGACATTGGCATTAGGTGTTGCATAACTAAAGTTAGCCCCTTCAGGTAACACTAATGCTTTATCTTGTCCTAAGGTAATTCGTTGTTCAGAATCCAATCCTGTAAAGACTGGTTGTCCTAATTGGAATCTTCCATGCAAAGCAAGTTCAGTTAGCATAATATTAATGGATCGCATACCATTGACTAAGTCTGATGCACCTTCTCTAAAGAAATCTCTTGTAAAAGGGTGTCTATGGGCTATGTTAAATGGTAAGATATCTCCATAAGGATTTCTATCGTTTGGCACAACAGAAGTAATCTTACCTCTTGATGATATCATAAAGTGTTTACCTTCCATATCTTCAGTATCTTTTGACCAAAACATATATTGTGCATCTTCTGTTCTTGCTTGTAGTTGAGATTCTGCTTGGTACATAATAGCAAATGGCTCATCATCTCCTGGTTTAAAGAATGGAGTAAAGAAGTGAATAGGTCTGTATTTTAATATCTTTCTGTTGTCGTCCCAATGGGTGTATAAAGCTTCTGTTCCTAACAAATAGGTTAGTTGCTCAAATTGTTTCATTACACTATCAAGATTGCCAATGACATCTCTATATTTGTCATTATAACGAACTGGTGCTTGTTGATAGACAAGAGTTCTTCTTGAAATAATGTTTCGTACTAAGTTGATATACATAGGTGGTATTTGTGAAAGAGATTCACTATCAAAATATCCTTTGATATCATGTTCAAGATTAATACCCTCGAAATAATCAAGCATTCTCTCTCGTTGGCTATGCTCTTTATCAAGTCCTTCTTCTATTGTTTCCATTAACAAGCTATGTAACATCTTTTCAGTTAAATTGTAAATTATCATGATTCGTACCTTTTATAAAATTTTTGTTCTTGAGTTTCCACTAATCTATCCTGGAAATCTCGTATCATCTCCCTACTTAGTTCTTCTTCTTTTATACTTAATCGGTGTCCCCACATGATAGCCCCAGTCATACTTAGGATCACCCCAACACATAGTCCTAAGATAAACATTACCATTCGATTGCCTTTGCTTGTCCTTTGAATCCATAACGATATTCAATCGGATACATTAAACCATCTAAGAAGTGAGATAAAGTTTCTGTCTTTAGGATTTGTCCATTCTCTAAAGTACATAACTCTAAATCCCTAATTAGATTCTTGCATTTTGGATTCACAAATAACTTATGTTTTCCTGTGGCATCTTCTAACATTCTATTTAAAGCATTCATTCTGTCCTTTTGAGTTGGATTGGCTTTTTTACTAATCACAGTAAACCCTGCTTCTTGTAAGATAATATGATCTGACTTGGTAGAGTTCGAAGTTCTTGCTTTACCAGCTGGATCAGGATAACAAGGAAGTCCAGGTGCTATTTGTTTCATTCGTTGTGCCAATTCAAATGTGTTACTATTTTGTAATCCAATCTCATCAAAAACATAGATTTCTCCTGCTGTGTTTTCACACATCAATACTGCAGTCATATAACTTGCTACCCCAAAGTCCACACCCCAAAACATTCTTGGACTTTTCTCCATTACTTTACAATGGATATCTCTATTAAAGTTATAAGCTACTCTATTGGCAGCAGTAAGAAATGATGCTTCATATTCTTGTTGAAAAGTTCTTTTATCTAAATTCTTTTTGGCATTCTCTACTTCTTCTTCAGAAATAAAGCCACCATCTAAGGTAGTAAATTGCCAGGACTTATAATCTCCACCTTCTGATTGTCCTTTGACAAATAAATCATAAAAGTGGTTTTGAACTCCAGTTGGAGTCCCTACAAATAATGCTGATCCTTTGGTTTCAGCTAAAGTTGGTTGGATAATCTCTCCCCAAACATTTTCTTTCATATAACTGTACTCATCAAGCACTACCATTGTTGTGGATACCCCACGAAGTGAGTCAGGTTTGTCTGCCCCTTTGAGTTCGACTTTTGCTCCATTACTAAGTGTAATTGATAGTTCAGTTTCATTGATAGATACTGGCTTACCTGCAAAGATGTTTTTGAGGATACTCCAAGATACCATTTTAGCTTGTCTATATGTAGGAAAGATAACCCATCTTCTTTCATTTGCTTTAAAAGGTTTAGATAATAGGTACATAAGCGAGAAATAACTCTTGCCCCATCTTCTACCACTACAAATGACTTTATATCTTGTAGGGTCTTTAAGAATTGCTTTCCTGGTTGCATCAATCGTCCAATCCATCTATATCAAACACTCTTATTGGCTCGTCTGTTTCATCTTTTATGCCAATAGATTGATGTGGTTTCCCTTCTGTTCGGTTAGCTATAAATTCTACTGCCCAAGATTTTCCTTCCAGTGCATATTTAAATACTTGTCTTAATACTACCTCAATTTTAGTCATACCATCATTCGTGCCTTCTTCTTCAGCTATTTTTCTTAGTAAGTCAGGAATTGATCTACTTCCAGGAGGTCTTCCTTTACCTACTGATGCAGTATTGCCTTTGACAAACTGCCCTTTTTCGTTCCGATTGCTACCGATTTCTTTCGGACTGTTAGTTAATTTTTTTGGCTTTGCCACCAGTATAATCTTCCCATCGTTTAATTATTACATCACAATAATGTGGGTCAAGTTCTAACCCATAACATTTTCTATTTGTTTTTTCACAAGCAATTAAGGTTGAGCCAGAGCCAAGAAAAGGGTCGTAGACATTTATACTTCTTATTTTTTCAAAACACCATTCAATTAATTCAATAGGTTTTTTAGTTGGGTGCACTCTGTTCTTTTTTTCCGATGCCTTTGTATATTTTCTTACAACTCCTTTTATATTAGTCCATGCTAATTCACAATCCATCTGGTCGCTTCCACCATTATTTTTATCCCAAACTAACCAACAAGATTTATTTGGTAAAGCATTTGCATAATAATTTGCTCCCCACCATATAGAAGGTATATCATAATCAATTAAATGAAAGGATTTTACTGCAGTATTTATAGAATCATCATTTAAAATATCTTTATATTTATCTTTTAATACACCACTATTTTTTACAGCATTCATTCCATAAGGTGGGTCAGTAAACACCATGTCTGCTTTTTCACCATTCATCAACAGTTGTACATCTTCTTCTTTAGTAGCATCTCCACATAATAAGCGATGTTCCCCTAATTGCCACAAATCCCCTTCTTTACATATAGCTTCTACTTCTTCAGGGATTTGATCATCAGCTGTTTTACCTTCTTTTTCAGGGGTTTCAAATTCTAATTCTTCTTGAGAAAATCCCCATTCTAAAAGATTTTCAACATCAAAATTGTTTGCTAATAAATCCCAATCCCAATCACCTGTATTTTTATTTAATCGGACATTGAGTTCTTTTTCTTGATCTATTGTTAAGTTTATTTCAAAACAAGGAACTTCTGTTATCCCTATTTGTTTAGCAACTTTTACTCGTTGATGACCACCAATAATAATATTTTTTCTATCAGGGTTACTGTTAATAATTACAGGATCAACAAAACCAAACTTTTCTAATGAATCTTTTAAAGTTTCAAATTGCTTTTTGGATAGTTGTCTTGGATTATAATCTGCTTCCAACAGATTATTTATAGGTATATTGACTATGTTCATTGTTTTAGCTGCAGCCAAACTTAATCACCCCATATTGTTGAAGGTTATGTTCGTTATGAAACGAAAGTGTGGGACTTATGATTGCCCTCTACTATATAGGGGAAAAGACTACAAGAATCGCTTGTTTTAAGCTTATGATTTAGTGTAAGTGTTGATATTACTAAGAAAAAAAAGTTTTATTAAGACTACAAAAAACCCCTAATTAAAGGGGTTTCTTGCATGTGTATAGTTAAGAGGTAGTTTAACTAACAGAAATAATTACTTTCTTTTTAAGTGCATCTTCCTTTGCTTTTTTTAAAGATGTATATACTTCAGGATAATGCACAACACATTCTTGTTTTGGTATATATTGATTAATAATATAAGTTCCATCTTGACATACTTGAATATATATGTTTGGATTACTTATTAATTCGTAACAATCATCAGTAAGCATTGGCTCATCTGATTCTATATATTTAAATTTCATTTTATTTTCCTTTGTTTTTGTTAACATATACAATTCTAATATGTAGTTTTGACAAAGTCAATAAAATAACGAAATTATTTTTTCAGGTAAATCATGGGTAAAGTTATAGATTTTCATATCTTTAGGTAGTTCATTGATATAATATCGGTAGCCATACTTCTTTATGGTTTCTGTGCTAAAGTCTTCGATTAAGACAAATTCTCCTAATTCTATTTCTTGGGGAGAGAATATTATAATTTCAGGGTGGATCATATTTAATTGCAATAGATGACTATTATTGGTTATCATCTTTTTAGCTTTATGTTCTTTAATATGAAAGTAGGGTATGTTTGCATATAAGGATTGTACTTCCATTGAAATGGTTTTGTTTTGGTATTTTATTTTAAAGTCAGGTTTAGAAGTTATTTCTTTTCGTAATACTTTTATGATTCTATCTTTATCGTGATTATCAAATTGTAATGTTAAACCCTTATAGGTAGGCATCATAAATAAGTAAGCAAATAAGTCTTCTACTAACCACCCTCTGCATATATCGATAAAGTGTTCTTGGGGAGTTCTATTGTCTTGTATGTATGCCATTTCTTGATCTAATTGATTATCAATAGTTTCTAATTGGTTTTTATATTCTTGGTATTTTATTCTTAGATAGTTATGATATTCTTTTTTTTCTGAAAGATTACATAAGGATTGATATGCTTTATCTAATTTATTCATGGATTAATATTTCGTTTTTAGTAACATGGATTTGTTTTCTTTGGTAATTAAATATTTTTTCAACTCGTTCTAAGAAATCGGTAAACAACATTTTACCCTTCATCTTGTTACAGTTATCGTGTGTTGGGTGCATATTGTTGATATTATCTGTTCCCCCTTCATATTTGGGGATTATATGGTCTAAATCATATTTATCATTATCAATATCTATTGGATCACCACAGATATAGCAGAATCCTCTTTTTTTAGCTAAGTCAATCAATTCATTGGTTGGGATTCCTTTGATATCGAAGTTTTTAAACTTACTTCTTTTCCTGGAATTAGGACTGGCATTTCTTTTCATAGTTTTCATTCTACCATCAGGACTAAACCAATCATTTAAAGTAGATTTAGACATTCCTAATTTTTCAGATATTTTATTATAGGAATATCCTTGTTCTCTCATTTTAAATGCTTCGTATTGTATTTCAGGATCATACATCTTCTAACTTCGCTTTCAATCTTGATGCTTCTGCAGCTAATTTTTTAGTAGCTCTTTCAAAATAGGTTTTAGCAGTAGATTCTGTAATACCCATATTGTAAGCAATATCGCCAAAAGGTTTCATAGTTAATGCTCGTTCTATAAAAACTTGATATTCTTGATCTGATAGTTGCCTACCACCTATTACTCCAGTTAAAGTGTATCGAAGTTGTTTGATGATTCGTTTTTGTTCGATTTCGATTTCATCAATTAAATCTTGATACCCTTTTGCTTCGTTTTCTATATTCAAAATATTTTCCCCTGAACTTTTACTGCTTTTAATCTTGCTTCTGCTATATCGCAGTATTCTTGTTCTTTTTCTATGCCTATATAATTAAATCCTTGTTGTTTACAAGCTATAAGTGTTGTTCCACTACCTGCAAAGGGTTCTAATACTATACCTTCTTTTGGTGTTACCAGTTTTACTAAATATTCCATTAGTTTTATTGGTTTTACTGTTGGGTGGTAGTTTTTTCTTAATTGAGATTTTCTGTTATTATCTCGTAAAGCACCCACACCTGCA